TAAAAAGGGCTTTTTTACTGTATAACGATAATTAATAATATAAAAGAATAAAAAGATATGTTAACAGGATTATTTGCAACTGTACTAGGTACATTATTTGGCCCAAATTATCACGATGCTAAAAATAAATGGAAAAAAGATCCGAGAGTATTAAAGGCAATTAAGGATGCTGATAAAAAACGTAGAAAGGCTCAAGCTGCGGTAGATTCGTATGAAAAGAAATACGGTGCTTCTGGAAAAACTGAAAAATATAAAAAAGCCATAGCAGGTCATGCAAATACTATTAGTATACATAAAAAATCTTTAAAAGCAAAGTAAACGTATGGCAAGAAAAAGAGAAGATGTCATAAATGATAGGGTAGAAGATCTTCGAAGAGAGATTGATGCTAAACAACGTATTATTGAAAATGATAGGTCGAGTTATAAAGAAAAAGAAGCTGCCAAAAAACGACAATTAATTTTAATTGAAAGAGAACTAGCACTCTTAGAAAGACTTAGTATACTCGAAGAAAAAAGAGCTCGTCAAGAAGAAAAATTAACAGATTTAGCAGAATCATATACTGACAGTTTACAAGATCAAATAAAATCATTAAAAAATAAAGAAAGGTTAGGTAAAACATTAACAGATAATGAACAAAATTTATCAGACCTTGCAACTGAATATCAAGATAAATTAAAAACTTCTGGTGCTAATATAAAGGACCTTATAAAAGAACATAAAAATTTAGCATCATCAATAAAAGATGAAATTGAGTTAGAAAAAATCCAAGCTGAATTACAAAAAGCGGATTTAAAGATTCTTAAGGAAAAAAAGCAGGCCCAATTAGATGCTGCATCTGAATATGTAAATGGTATTGAACAAAACATGCGAAAAATACCGGTGTTTGGCGATTTAATAGCAAATACATTAATGACAGAAAAAGCTAAAGATAATTTAAGTAAAAAGTTTGCAGAATTTTTTGAAGACCCGTCATTAAAAAAGAGATTTGAAGTTTTAAGTAAAAGTATAGGCGTATTAGTATCTGGCGCATTAATAGCTATTTCTGAAGAAGAATGGTGGAAAAAAGTACAAAGAGCATTTGCGACTACAAACGACCAAATAACACAATATAGAGATAATATTTATAGAGCAACAGTTAATTCAGAGTTAGAATTGGCTACTAGAGAAAATTTAGTAGAAGCAACAAATGAATTATCTAGGGTATATGGTAAGTTATCTTTAACTGATACAAAGCGTTTAGAAGATCAAGTAATGTTAACTAAATATTTAGGTCTTCAAGGTGACGAAGCTGCTGAGATTCAACGTTTAGGAACAATACAAGGAAAAGATGCTGAAGTAGTAACTCAAGAAATTGCTGCTCAAGTAGAAGGATTTAATAAACTTACAGGCGCTGGGTTTGTATTTAATGACATCATGAAAGATGTTGCTAACTCATCTGATGAATTAAAGGTTATTTTTAATGCCAGTGCTAAAGAATTAGCAAATGGAATTGTTGCAGTTAAAGGATTGGGTTTAGAGCTTAAAGATGTTCAAGGCGTAGCTGATGGATTATTAGATATTGAATCGTCAATAACAAACCAAGTACAGGCTCAAATATTAACTGGTAAGAAAATTAATTTAGATAAAGCTCGTCAATTAGCATTTGAAAATGATTTAGTAGGCGTTGCAGGCGAATTAGTTAAACAAGGCATTACATCTAAAGACTTAACAGAAGGTAATAGAGTAGGTAATATAAAATTAGCCGAATCTATGGGTATGAGTCTAGAGCAACTATCTAAAATGGTGTTAGAACAAGAAAAATTTAAAGAGTTGGGTGTAGATATATCTAAAGGAGTTTTAGCAATGACAAATGCTGATAGAAATCGTTTAGAATATTTAGCTGCAATGGGTAATGAAACAGCTAAGCAGACGATAGAACAAATGAAACAAGCTACAGTGCAAGAAACATTAAACAAAGCAATGTCTGATGTTAAAAATATTATAGCAGAAATTGCTATTATATTACTTCCGGCTTTACATGTATTAGCAAATATTGTAGCATTTTTAGCTAAATATAAAACCTTAATTTATGGATTAATTGGATTTGCAGCATCAGGAGGAAATCCTTTAGGCGCATTAGGCGGAGCTGTCCTTGGTGCGGGGATGGATATTTATGATGCTACAACATCAATGCAGCCAGTGATGACACCTCAACCGGGAATAACAGGCGCTAGTTCATATTATAAAGAAACTGTCGAAACAAAAAATGTATCTGTAAATACAAAAGAAACAAATGACTTACTTAAACAATTAATTAATAAAGTAGATCAGCCAGTAAATTTAAATATTGGAGATAGAGCAATTAATCAAATAAATAGTAATATAGGACTAAACAGAAGTTATACACCTAATGTTAGTCGTCTATCATAATTATAACAAATGGCAATATTAGATTTAAAATCAAATTTATCTGGATGGCGTAAACCTTCAACAGTAGAATCTGCAGAAAAAAAGAAGCTGTCGGAGTCTCCAGTAAAAGCAGTTTACAGCACGTCTACTGAACTTTTACAATCAACTGATATAAAGATAAACAAAGTAGATAATTCTACGTCTATTCAAGTGCCAGGGGCTAAAAAAATAGATTATAAGATATATTCTATTAATTCAAATCGTAGAAGAAGCTTACCTGCAATTTCTACATTATTTGGAGATACAATATTAAATAAAGTATCTACGTTTAAAAAACAAACACCAGAAGAATTAAATAAAGTATCGAGCTTTATTAAAATTACTCCTAGAGGTATTCAACATATATCTTCTGTAGAAATAATTAAAACGATTTTAAAAGAAAAGTCAAGTCTATATATACAACGATTTCCAATTAATATATTAAAGTTAAGCCTTTATATAAATCAAAGACCTATTGATATATTAAAACTTAGTTTATATAAAGACCAAATTCCTAATATCATAGACAAGTTAAGTTTGTATAAAGACCAAATTCCTAGTTTATTAGACAAGTTGAGTTTATATAAAGACCAAGTTCCTAGTTTATTAGATAAGTTGAGCCTTTATAAACAATTTAAAGTAGATAATTTTAATAGTATATACGATACCCGCGCTGAAATTATACGTTTATTAAGGTTTCCATTAACTATTCAGATATATGCAAATAAAACTTTACCTGTTATAAATGCCTTTAATGATTTAAGATCTGGCTCTAAAGGATTTACTTTAAATCAAACCTCGACTCAGTTTTTAGGATTAGATTTATCAGCACTAAGATATGTATATCCGACGACGGTAAATAATGGTACATTAAAAGATATAACTAAAATTGTCGGCGCTAATCAATGGCAATCGCCTGTTTTATTTCCAAATAGATTAAACAGCACGAGATATACAAGAACAACATATAGTATAACTAAACCATATACGACATCTTTAGGAATAACAGGCGATACTTTAGAAAAGTATTTTTACAGAACAAATTCTCCGTCAGCCAGAGATATTTTATATACTGCATTTAATTTAAGAGATAATTCATTTAATACTGGTTTAGTATTATTTGATCAGCCCTTAATTTTAAGTGGTATTCAACGAAGAGGTGCTAAATTAAATGTATTTGACACGTGGAAATTTGATGATGGATTTATTAGAGGCGGTGTAGTAACATCAACTCAAAGAGCTATTGTCGATGTTCTTCGTATTGGAAAATGGTATGCTTCTGTAAAAGGGTTATTATTTACAGCTCGCCAAGGATTACTTCAAGGAGCAGCACCTAACACAGAAGCAGATCCTTCATTGGCCGGTAGAATAAAAAATGGAGCATTTACATTAGCTAGTTCATTAGTAAATACAGCAACACAGCATTTAGGTCTTAGATTTAGAAAAGATGCAATACCATTTATACCTAGAACAACATATTCTGGTGTAATGTTCGGGCTTGCAGGTATAGACCCATCTTCCGGACGAGGTATTAAATCTAGAGTAATACAGCCTTTAAATAACAATCGTTTAAATAAACTTTACCAGTCTTTAATATTAGGCACAGGTACTTATTCCATATCTGGCCCGTCGGGAATAAGCGGAGGCCCTCAATCAGTATATGGTATTGGGACTACACCTATTAATAGAACCGTTAATAGTACAGGTCCATTTCCATACAAGACTGCTACTGACGCTGATGCAGTAGGTCGAAATTTATTTAATAAAACTCGTAAATATATAGCAAGAAATTCTTATCCATTAATTGATGAAGATACGGTCCCTATATACAATGATGAATTATATCTTAAATTATCTAATTCAAGTTTTGCAGGTACGAGTACATTTTCAAAACTTATACCAAATGGTATATTTAATTTTAACAGTATAGGTACTTCTACATTACCATTTTATGAAAAGGTATCTAATAAATCATTAACAGATGGCGCTTCTCAACAATATTATACATTAGGATATGATGATATACGTATATCAGCAAAAGCATCTAGATTAAATAGTAATGTAATTTTTAACTTTTTACTTAACGGGTCATCTGATGTTTTCGATGCTAAGTGGATTTCTACTCAAGGTTCATATTACGGCACGGTAATTCAAAATTACTCACAAACATCTCAACATCAAAGAACTAAACTTAGCGTACCAGATTATGGTAAACGAGGTAAAGATTTAAGAAATCCTTTAGCTGGAAGTTTTATGTCGAAATATACTCCCGGCGGTAATGGAATGACTGACCCTATATGGAAAATAAATCAAACTGATGAAGAAGCTGTAGATGATTTTGTTAAATTTATGTTTTATGATTTAAATACTAATGAAAGATTTAGATTTAGAGCATACATCGAAAATGTGTCTGAAGATTTTAGCCCTAACTGGCAAGAAGTAAAAATATTAGGTCGTGCAGATAGTCCTTATATTTATCAAGGATTTGAACGTTCTGTTAGTGTATCATTTAAAGCAGCTGCTTTATCTCGCGGAGATTTAATGTTAATGTGGGACCAATTAGAACGATTAGCTAAAACTACAGTACCTAGTTACAGAAGCAATTATAAAATGGTAGGCCCGTTAATTAAATTTACTTTAGGTAATTGGTTTATTAATACCCCTGCATTTATTAGATCTTTATCGTATACAGTTGATAATGAAACTCCTTGGGAAATTAATTTAGGAGATTCAAAATTATATAGTGGCGATGCATCTGTATCAGCTGTAGGCCAATTACCTATGTATGTTTCAGTACAAGTTAATTTACAAATATTTGGAGAAACTCGACCAGAGTCAATTACAGTTGATTCTGAACCAGCCGGAGTTACTGATATCAAACATTATAGCATTGGAAATTTATATCCATTGGGCGGTAGACCGGCAAGTGACGGTTTGTCAGAAACAGATTTTAGAAGCGAGCGCCAACAGATATTAAATACACGTTAAAATACTACAATTAATAAACTTCAAAGATATTTATTAATATATGAATAGATATCAAGACCTTGCAATAACAAAAGATTCTAACGGAAGGCGTAAATTTGTAACTACATTTGTCCCGTTTTTTGATAAATCAGATAATGATATATATGTTATTACTGACCCGTCAGATAGATTAGATTTATTAGCCAATCAATTTTATGGAGATTCTACGGCATGGCCAATAATAGCATCTGCTAATAGTATAGGCTTGGGTAGTTTAAATGTCGAATCGGGAAAACAATTAAGAATACCTGACCCCAATAAAATTACAGGATTTAAGCAACAAATATTTAAAACTAATTTAAGTAGATAAGTTATGGCCGGACCAACATTTGATGAAATTTTTGTCAATAAAGTCGATTCAAAAGTTGAATCAGAAATTACAAGACGTAAAAATATATACTCTAAAGGTATTCAAGGGTCTGTATTATCAGACGATGAATATAAATGGCTTTATAGGAAAACTGCATACTTAACTCTTCGAAGATTAAAAAGTACCGAATCTGTTGTTATTTATGACATTAATCTAGGCAAGCCACTAATGGATATTGTTTATAATGAAAACCCAGCAGATATATCACGTTTTAGAGAAGTATCTCCGCAAGTTGCAAGGGATGTAAATATTAATAGTGCAGAAGTAACCCAAACAACGGGATATCCTGTTTTATTAGGCCCAGTTACAGTACCTTTATTAGACCTATATACGCCTGAAAAGGGCTTTATTGCGACAACTTTAATAGAAGCATCAATAGATACAATTGGAGAGGGCCTGGCGTATACCACAAAGTTTTCTGTAAAATTTATAATACATGATCGAGACCAAGTTTCCTTTTATTTAGAAAATTTAATGAGACCATTAACTCCTATTGAATTAGGGTTTGGATGGTCTACTGAAGATAATGATCCTAATAGAGGATTTGTTCGAGGCACTGTTACTAATTTTTCTTTTTCTGCCAATAGCGACGGTTCTTGGAATTGTATGATCGAAGGATATTCAAACCCATCTTTAGTTGATGGGGTTGGTTTAACTAGTGTAACTGTAACTGAAAATGTAACGACAGTTACTGGCAGAAGAAATGATACCTTACCAATATACAGTGACAATACATATGTAAAAACAACATCGCAGGCTGAAATTAACTCTCAGCTAGCCAGTGCAAATTTAATAAATATTAATGGAGGTTTAGGTACAATATTAACTAATCTTATAGATAATACGAGTGCAATTTTTGATAACCCGGTTGGGTCTCAACGAAAAATTTCTATTAAAACTGTCGCATCTGATTTTGAGCCTACAAATATAAAAAATGTAACGGGTTATTATATTATTGATATGCCAACGGGGGTATTTTTATATCCACTAGGGATTCGTTCATTAGGAGTATTCGTTACGGAAGCTCAGACATTACCTAGAGCATATATTAGATTAGATTCATTAATACATATTATAAATTGTATTTTAGCATATAATTTACGTACACAAAAAGATACACCTACACAATTTATAATTAATCCGGATGTAAGTTATTTTTCTAAATGTGATGAGGTTATTATGAAAACAGGGCCAGCAGATTTTTATAAATTTGCTTTTCCATATTCTTCGGTTGGGGATGGTTATGTAAGTTTTCCGCCAATAGTCGATTTTAAAAATTACAGCACAGACAGTTATTATTTAGGTGCTATTTTATTAAATGTAGAATATGTATTAACTGAATTTTTAGCAACTATTTCAAATATAAAAAATAATTCTGAAATAAAGCTTAACACATTTCAGGGATTTTTAAATAATTTATTTAAACAATTAGATGTAGAAACAGGTGGTATGATACAAGCGACTTGTTTTATGACTGATACGGAAGTTATAATAAAAAATATTAACTCTGTCAATACTACAATAAAAAAAGAAGAGGCGTTAGAAATTACAGCATTTACTACAAATTCAGTATGTAGAGAAATATTAGTCGAGTCTGATGTTAGTAATGAAATAATAACTGTTGCTGCATTAGCAGGTCAATCAGAGACTAGTATAGGTAATTCTGTTTCTAAACAAATTATAACTGAAAATGGAAAAGTAATTACAATACAAGAATGGAAAAGTTATAGCGAGGCGCAAAAAAATTTAATAAGGGCACGTATACCTATTAATATTGATGAGGTATTGGTCCAATCATACTTAGAAATACCGAGTAACATAATAAACTTAATTGAGAAATATAATATTTCGTATAGAGGTATTGCAGGAGATCCTAGAGCAGATGCGCCTCCAAATCAAACTAGAAATCAAGATAGTCAATACCTGGATGAATATTTACAAGAGCCATATCCAACAAGTCATTATGCTTATGTAATGAGAATACAAGAATTATATAAGCTTATATTTCAAGGAGCAAGGCAATCTGTATTTGAAGGTAATAATACAATGTGGAAATCTATTTTTAATTTACGAACTGCAACATTTCCAATTAAATTAAAAATAAAATTAGACGGTATACATGGATTTAAACAAGGAAATTCTATAACAACTAACTGGTTACCTACAGGATATAATAGCAAAAATTGCTATTTTACAATACTTAGAATATCTCATACAATATCAAATAACGACTGGTATACTGAATTAGAAGCAATATACAGAATAATTTTACCTTAACAATGACTAAAAGACCTAAAATATATTATTCTCAAGAACAAATAACTACTGGCCTTAAAACATCTGGTAAAGAATGGATGTTAAATAATGGTACAGAATATAAAGGATATTATCATACTTATACAGATGGTATGATAATGACTGGCTTTGATTACAACGAACTTACATCAGAATATTTAATTCCATATCGCTCAGAAAAATTATTTAAGTATGATTCTTTAACTGAAACAAACGTACGAAATTATATACCACCCCAACAATATTATCCTATTCCTTCAGTTCAAGATTATAATCAAGGATATGTAACACGTTATTTTTTACGAAAATCTAACAATAGATACGATAATATTATTGAAATTGATAAAGCCCAAGCAAATTTAGTGGGTAGTAGCATTGACCCGTTTTTATATTTAAAGATAGAATTGCCTTGGAAATTAACGGGTATAGAATCTGATGTAGAAAGTGCAAATCGTAAAATAGTACGAAAATATAACGAAGAAATGCCTGGTCTGCAAGATTATTTAAGAAATTATTTGGAATTATACAAAAAATAATCTATATTAGGGTATATATGATGCCCATAATAGAAACAATTGAAGAATTAGAACGGTTAATTCCAAAAGTAGCGGGCCATCGATTATTTGTAGCCCCTATATTAAAAGACCCATTTTTACATTATAAAGTTAATGAACTTTCATTAATATTTATTTATGATTTAACGATTGACAGACATACTATTATTAGTATAGATCATTCAGAGGGATTAAAAATAAACAATCCAATTATTTCTGAAGTGTTATGTTCTGCTAAAGAAGTATTTATATTTAATTTAAAGTATATATTAAACACAATAAAATGTGACCATATATATGATGCTAATTTAGTTTATTATTTCGTAACAAATAAATCAATAGATTCTGAAGAATTTAATACTTCAGTACATGATTATTTTAATCAAAAATATTCCAATCTTAAAAATTTAAATTTTCTTCTTCCCATTGTAAAACAGCATGAGAAATTTTATAATGTTATTCAAGAATATTTAGATTTATATAAGTCATTTCAAATTTCCGAGTCTTTTATAAAATACAATACTATTATAAAGACTCTTAACAAAATAGAAATGAACGGCTTGAACGTTGATTCTAATATACTTAAAGAAACATTTCCAAACGTAACAATAACTAATGATTTTGTTTACACTGAATATAATCCTTATACAACAACAGGAAGACCTTCAAATAGATTTGATTCTGTAAATTATGCTGCTTTAAATAAAGATTCAGGCGTAAGAAAGTCATTTAAGTCTCGGTTTGGTAAAGACGGATTTTTATTACAGTTTGATTATGATGCTTATCATATTCGATTATTAGGAGAATTATTAGGATATCAATTTCCAGGCAAAATAAATATGCATGAATATTTAGGTCGTTATTATTTTGGAAAAGAAGAATTAACTCAAGAAGAATACGATCAAAGTAAATCAGTTACATTTAAACAATTATATGGCGGTATAGATGAAGAATTTTTAAATATTCCGTTTTTTAAATTAGTTGATGATTTTACAAAAACAAACTGGAAATTATACAAAACACAAAAATACATAGAAACACCTATTTATAAACGTATATTAAAAAGTGATTTTTTTAATGATATGAACTCTCAAAAATTATTAAATTATTTAATTCAATCCTTAGAGATGGAGGAAACTATGGCGATATTAGACACTTTGACGAGCGTTAACGAACGATATAAGAGTAAGATAATATTGTATTTATATGATTCAGTTTTGATTGATTTTCATAAAGATGATGGTGGTAAGTATATACATGATATAAAACAACTATTGGAATGTAATGGCAAATATCCAGTTAAGTGTGCTGTTGGCTATGATTATCATAACTTAAAAAATGTAACATTATAGATATTTATTTATATGATCAAACTTAAAAAAATATTAAAGGAAGAGAATATTTTAATTCCGAGACGTTCCCCTGAAGAGCGTAAAAAGAATTATATAATCTCTATTCAAAAAAAGATACAACAATATATTAAAGATGGCAGTAAAGGAGATCTTGATTTAAGTAAGGTGCCAATAACATCTCTTCCAGATAATTTAACAAAAGTTGGAGGAGATCTTGAGTTATTTAATACTCCAATAGCATCTCTTCCAGATAATTTAAAAGTTGGGGGCTCTCTTTCTTTAACGAATACTAAAATAACATCACTACCAAATAATTTAACAATTAAAGGAGGTCTTTATTTAGATAATGCTCCAATAACATCACTTCCGAATAATTTAAAAGTAGGAGATGATCTTTCTTTAATGAATACTAAAATAACATCATTACCAAATAATTTAACAGTAGGAGGAGATCTTGAGTTATTTAATACTCCATTATCTGCAAAATACACAAAGGAACAATTAAAACAAATGTTACCTAGAGTAAAGGGTGAGATATATCTGTAACGTTATAGATATTTATTTATATGATCAAACTTAAAAAATTATTAAAGGAAGAGAATATTTTAATTCCGAGACGTTCACCAGAAGAACGTGAGAAAAACTATATAATAGCAATTCAAAGGAAAATACAGCAGTATATTAAAGATGGCAGTGAGGGGAGTCTTAATTTAAGCGGAGCGCCAATAACATCACTTCCAGATAATTTAACAGTTAATGGAGAATTTAATTTAATGAATACTAAAATAACATCGCTACCTGATAATTTAACAGTAACAGACGGTCTTTATTTAAATAACACCCCAATAACATCCCTACCTAATAACCTAACTGTAGGAGGCGGACTTTTTTTGAATAAAACTAAAATAACTCAATTACCTGATAATTTAACAGTTAACGGATCACTTATTTTAAGAGGAACTAAAATAACTCAATTACCTGATAATTTAACAGTTAACGGGACACTTAGTTTAACAGGAACTAAAATAACTCAATTACCTGATAATTTAACAGTTAAACGTGATCTAGATTTACGTAACAGCCCAATATCTAAAAAATATACTAAAGAACAATTAAGACAAATGCTACCAGGCGTTAAAGGAGAGATATATCTATAACGTTATAGATATATAATAAAGAAATATATAAAATGAGAATAATAAAATCAAAACTTCTTAAAGAAAATAAAAACTTTATTCTTGAGAATATTAAACAAGCTAAGCAATATCTTGAGCAAGGAAAATTATCTGATGAAGATTTTAAAACTTTAGTAAGTATAGATCCAACGCCAACACGTAAATTTGTTGGATGGATGGGTAAGCAATGGATTAATAAAACAGTTACTGATATAGATGATTTAAGAAATACTGTAGAAGAATATAACACATTTTTAAATAAAGGTAAAGCAAAAACTAAAGATGTTAATGCTTTCAAATCATTTGCGGATTTAAAAAATGAAGTAGATACAATTAATAAATCTGGAGAAGGTGTATCTGTTAAAGACCTTGAAAGTGATTATGAAACAATAATCGATACTCCAGATTTACTTGTAATGACCCCTCATACACATGAAGCTTCTAGAAAATTAGGATTGTCTTATTTTGCTTTTAGAGATTGCACTGATGAAATGGGTAATACTACAGGAGAGAAAGATTCTGCTTGGTGTACTACTTATAAAGCTCCAGATCATTTTAACGATTATTATTATAGCAATAACGTTACTTTTTATTATGTTTTAGTAAAATCTCCGGCAATGATAGAACAACTTCAAAAAGCATTTCCAGGTTCTCATAAAAAAAATAAAAAACTTGAAAAATATAAAGCTATGATGGTAGTTGCTTTAGCGGTTTTATCTGATAGTAAAATAGACGGATATGATGGGTTAGACGATCAAATATCTCCAAAAGATATTAAAACTTTTACACGAATAACGGGTCTGAAGTAATGATCAAACTTAAAAAATTATTAAAGGAAGAAAATATTCTAATTCCAAGAAGATCTCCTGAAGAAAGATGAAAGAATTATATAATCTCTATTCAAAAAAAGATTCAGCAATATATTAAAGACGGCAGTAAAGGAACTCTTGATTTAAGTAATACTCCAATAACATTACTTCCGGATAATTTAACAGTCGGCGGAGATCTTTATTTGACTGGGACTAAAATAACATCACTCCCAGATAATTTAAAAGTAGATAAAGATCTTTTTTTATATAATACTAAAATAACATCACTTCCTGATAATTTAACAGTCGGAGGAAGTCTTGGTCTAGGCGAAACATTAATAACATCGTTACCTGATAATTTAACTGTTGGAGGAGGTCTTGATTTAAGTAGTACTCCAATAAAATCCCTTCCTAATAATTTAAAAGTAAATCTAGGTCTTATTTTAGATAATACTCCAATAACATCACTTCCAAATAATTTAAAAGTAAATGGGATACTTGATTTAAGTAATACTCTAATATCCAAAAAATACTCAGAAGAACAATTAAAACAAATGTTACCTGGAGTAAAAGGTAATATCTATCTATCATAACTTAAAAATGTAACATTATAGATATTTATTTATATGATCAAACTTAAAAAAAGTAACATTTAGGTTGTTTAATTGAAAGTAATATCTTATCTTTAAGTATAATAAAAAATAAACTAATGACAAAATTTGAAACATTAATGCAGCAATTATCAGATATGGCTGCTAAAGGTGAAATAGGAAATAATGAAATTAAAAGCGTAGAATATACGTTGATGTCAGCTCGTCGTAAAGGCCAGTCAGATGCTCGTAAAAATGAACCGGGATATGCTGAGAAAAGGGCAGCATCGCTTGCAAAAGCCGCAGCTACTAAAGATCAAAGTAAAAAAGATTTAGAAGCTTCAAGTGCTAAATTTAACGCTGAATATGAGGCTGAATATAACGCATCGGTTCAATCTACTAAAGATAGAAGAGCAAACAACAAATTACCTTTAACTCTTAGTGTATTTTATAATGGTAAAGATACTAAAAAATCTCTTGATAATTTAGCTAAATATTACACTTATTTCTCAAAGCCAGCATATGGCCCAGGAGCTCAAGATGAACAAGGTTATAATTTAAAACCTAAATTTCAAGATCAATCATTTGACAACGCTCAAATAGCTTGGGATATATTTGATCGTAAACAACCATCTTCATTAAATGAACAATTTGTTAGAATGAAAAAGTTAGCAGGGCTTATCAAAGAAAATGCAGAGTATGTACCTTACCAATTTGATGATAAAAGAGGTAAAGAATTATATAAGAAATATGAGAAAGCTGATGAAAATCCGGCTTGGAAAAATATTGATGGTAATTATGAAAAAGTAATTAAATTAGATATCCTCTTAAAAATTACAGGAATGACATTAGAAGAATTAGAGGAACTTAATAATTACGGTGATGAATCATGGAACTTATTCATTGATAAAAATAAAAATATTGTAACACAGATCATTGATTAAAAATAAAATAACATTTTTCTTGTTAATGTATATCTTTAATTTAGATACGGCTATCATAACTTAAAAAATGTAACATTATAGATATTTATATTTAAATAATCTATACCTATAGTGATACGACTACTCTGCACATTTACTCAAGAAACTAATATTCAAGATACAATTGATTTAATTGAAAGTAATTATAATATACTTAACAATAAAATTTTTATTTTGCGTATGAGCAAAACATCTGAATTAGCATGTACATATAATATAGAATCTGGAAACTTAAAAGATTTATTAGATAGTACAATAGCAATACACAGACATAAAGAAACAAATACATTATATACTATAAATGGATTGAATTATTTAATTTCATCACTTAATAATAATATCATAGATAAAAATTATAAAGTAAATTGGGATGATTATTCAAACTCAGCAATATTAGTAACAGATAAAACATTAATAATACATCAATTAGAAATATTTGATATTATTAAATTATAAAAAGAAAAAAATAGGATAATAGAAAAGATAATATTATATTAGATAAGAAATTTAGATATCAGTTAGATATTTAGTAAGTTAAACAATTAAAAACAAAACAAAAAAACAAATGGCAATCAATTTAGATGCAATTAGAGCGAAGCTCGGAGATTTGCAAAAAAACACGGGAAAAGGTGAAAGACAAGACACGTTATGGAAACCAGAACCAGGAACACAAGTAGTTAGAATCGTTCCGTATCAGTTCAACAAAGACAATCCATTTAACGAATTGTATTTTCATTATGAATTTGGAAACAAGCAGTATTTATCTCCATCAACATTCGGTAAACCAGATCCGGTAGTAGAATTTGCTGAAAAGTTACAATCTACAGGTAAAAAAGAAGAATGGAAGTTAGGTAAAAAGATCGAACCTAAGATGAGAGTATATGCTCCTATTATTGTTCGCGGTAAAGAACATGAAGGTGTAAAGTTTTGGGGATTTGGTAAAACAGTTTATCAAGAATTATTAGGGTTTATCGCTGACCCAGATTATGGCGATATTACAGACCCAGTTTCTGGAAGAGACATTACAGTAGAATTTAAAACAAAAGAACAAACAGGTAAAGATTATCCTGAAACTTCTATTCGTATTAAACCTAATCAAACTCCGGTACACACAGATAAGGAAATTATCACAAAAATTGCTACAGGTCAAAAGAACTTAACTGAAATTTTTAAAGAGCCTTCTTACGAAGATTTAAAAGCAGTATTGACTACATGGTTAAATCGTGACACTGAAGGTGTTCAAGAAGAATCAGCACCAGCTAGCACTCCGCAAAGACCGGCTACAAAACAAGAAGATACTAAATCAGTAGAAGACATTTCTAGTGCATTTGATAAACTATTTAATTAAAAATAATTTATTATGGCAAAAAAGAAATCAGAAGGAATTCCATCTGATGTTATAAATGAAGACTTAGCTTCTTTACTAGCTAATGCGCTAAATACAAAGTTCAAAGAAACGAACCATAAAGTAGCGTATTTTTTAGATAAAGATGTTGATTCTCCTAGTAACATCACGGATTGGATATCTACAGGAAATGATATTGTAGATTTAGCAATAGCAAATAGACCAAATGCTGGATTACCTGTAGGAAGAATTATTGAAATAATGGGTGAAACTGCTGCTGGTAAATCATTATTAACTGCTAGTATTTTAGCTCAGTGCCAAAGAAAAGGCGGATTATCAATATATATCGATACTGAAAATGCCGTAGCAAATGATTTCTTCGAAATGTTAGGAATGGATTTAAGTAAAATGATTTATGCTCCAGTAGAAACAATAGAAGATGCATTTGAAATTATAGAAACGATCATTGAAAAAGTTAGATTAGCTGATAAAGACCGCTTGGTATGTATTGCTATTGATTCTATTATGGGTGCTACGACTAAAGTAGAGCAAGAAGCAGATTATGAAAAAGATGGTTATGCAACTACTAAAGCAATTGTATTATCAAAAGCAATGCGTAAGATTACTAATATGATTGGTCGTCAAAAAATTTGCTTAGTATTGACTAATCAATTGCGAGATAAAGTAGGTGTAATGGGCTTTGGAGAAAAAACTCAAACAAGTGGTGGTAAAGCTGTTGGATTTCATTCGTCTGTTAGATTATCATTATATAATTTAGGGATGATTAAAAAATCTGATGGTACTATTGTAGGAGCTAAGACAAAGTTAAAAGTAAAGAAAAATCGTTTAGGGCCTCCTAGCAGAGAAGTTGAATATGACATTTATTTTGACTCTGGAATTGATTCAGCACCTAGTTGGATTGATGTTTTAATTAAGCACAAGCTAGTTAAAAAAAGAGGCGCATATTATGATTATATCGACACTGAAACAGGAGAAGAAGTTATATTTACGTCTGCGAATATTTTATCTAAGTTTAAAGAAAATCCGTTACTTAAAAAACAAGTATATGATAAACTTTGTGAAGAATATATTATGAAATATGACCCTGCAAACCCTGACGAAGAATTACAATTAGTAGTTAACCCCGAGGGTGGGGATGATTTTTAAATTAAATAAATAATAAGTTATATGAGTAAAAATTTGCATTTTGGCAATGACTCACGTCAAAAGTTACATGAAGGTGTTAAAAAATTAAGTCAAGCAGTTGCTGTAACGTTAGGGCCTAAAGGTCGTAATGTAGTAATTGACAAAAAATTTGGAACACCTTCTGTAACTAAAGATGGCGTTTCTGTTGCGAAGGAAATTGAATTAAAGGACCCTGTAGAAAATATGGGCGCCCAAATGGTAAAAGAAGTATCTTCTAAAACAGCTGATATTGCTGGTGATGGAACTACAACTGCGACTGTATTAGCCGCATCTATTGTTTCTATAGGATTAAAGAATGTTACATCAGGAGCTAATCCTATGGATTTAAAACGTGGTATTGATTTAGCAGTTAAGCGGGTTGTGCAGTCTTTAGAAGAACAAAGTATCGAAGTAAGTGTTGATAATGACAAAATCAAACAAGTAGCTACGATATCAGCTAATGGAGATGAAATAATCGGTACGTTAATTGCTGATGCTATGGCCAAAGTTGGCAAAGAAGGTGTAATTACTGTAGAAGAAGCTAAAGGTACAGAAACTGAAGTAAAGATAGTTGAAGGTATGCAATTTAACAGAGGATATTTATCTCCATTCTTTATTAATAATGTTAATAAACAAGAAGCAGAGTTAGATTCTCCTTATATTTTGATATATGATAAACGTATTTCTGCTATTAAAGATTTATTACCTATCTTAGACCAAGTAATTAAAAAACAATCTTCAATTTTAGTTATTGCTGATGATGTTGATGGTGAAGCCTTAGGTACATTAGTTGTTAATAAAGCTCGTGGTATTATTAATGTAGCAGCTGTAAAATCTCCTGAGTTTGGAGAAAAACGAAAAGCTATGTTAGAAGACATTGCAACAATAACTGGTGGTAAAGTAATTTCAGAAGAAGCAGGTATAAAGTTAGATAAAATCGACTTATCATACTTAGGTAGAGCAGAAAAAATTATCATATCTAACAATTCTACGACGATTATCAATGGCTTTGGTTCAAAAGAAAATATTACAGCTCGAATCGACCAAATAAAAAATCAAATCGATAATTCTAAATCTGATTACGACAAAGAAAAATTGCAAGAACGCTTAGCTAAATTAGCCGGCGGAGTAGCAGTTCTTTATATTGGAGCAGCTACCGAAGTTGAAATGAAAGAGAAGAAAGACCGTGTAGATGATGCGTTGCATGCAACTCGCGCTGCGGTTGAAGAAGGTATCGTTGCTGGTGGTGGTGTTGCTTATATCAGAGCAATTGAAACATTAAATGATATAAAAGTAAATTCTGCTGATGAAGCAACAGGTGTTAATATTATTAAATCTGCTTTAGAAATGCCATTACGTCAGATTGTTGCCAATGCTGGTGGAGAAGGTAGTGTAGTTGTAAATAAAGTACGCGAAGGTAAAGCAGATTTTGGTTACAACGCCCGCACCGAAATATACGAAAACCTAATTGCTGCTGGTGTAATAGACCCAACTAAAGTAAGTAGGGTTGCCCTTCAAAATGCCGCTTCAGTTGCTGCAATGATTTTAATGACAGAATGTATTATAGTTAATGATGCTGATTTAAAAGATCAATTCACAGAACAGCCTCCAATGTATTAATTATGTTAGAGAGATATGTTGAATTATTAAAAGAAATTCAGCAAGAAAAAGATCGTCCCGTTACACTTAATATTAACTCCCGGGTTATGTTGGTGGACGGGACGAATTTTTATTTGCGCTGTTTTATGGCAAATCCGGTGTTAAATGACAACGGAGAGCATCTGGGAGGTTCTTTAGGATTTTTAAAATCTTTAGCGTCATATATACGAACATTCAAACCTACAAGGTTAATTATTACATTTGACGGCAAAGGTGGTTCGAAAAAAAGAAGAGAAATATTTTCTGAGTATAAAGGTAACAGAATACAGCCTAAATCATTTAACAGAGCTGAGATATTTGAAAATGCTGAAGATGAACAGCTTTCAATGAAGCATCAGTTTGTTCGATTGATACAGTATTTAAGATGTACACCGACGACTGTATTAACGGCTGATAATGTAGAAGCAGATGATTTAATATCTTACTTAGTAACTGATATAGCAACTAAACATGATAGTGATATTTTATTAATATCAGATGATAAAGATTATTTACAACTTATAAATAATAAAGTTAATGTATATAGGCCTGTAGAAAAGCGACTATATAAAGAAGACACTGTTAAAGAACGATTTGGGATTCCGGCGTCTAATTATCATTTATACAAGGTATTTATAGGAGATTCATCTGATAATATACCTGGTATTCCTGGTATAGGTCCTAAAACAGTATGTAAAATACAACTTCTACAAGAAAACAAAGTCATTTCCTTAGATGAATTTTTGGAATTCTTGGAAAACAATAAAACAGACAAACTATATAAAAAGATTTTGGAGTTTAAATTAGATATTATACGAAACTATAAACTAATGCAATTACATTCTGTAGATATACCGTCTTCTCATAAATTATTTGTTTTAGATAAATTTAACGAACAAGTTTCTTTAATAAATAAAAATGAGTTTATTCAAATATTAACGGCAGATAAAGGATACAATTATATTAAAGACCCTATACAATTTTTAAATACATTCAATCAACTAAATCAATTTGCATTAACTACAAATAATTCTTGATATTTAGAAAAGTATATTATATATTAGAGCTATGAATCAAGATAAATTTACGCAGTATGGTAAGACGTTTCAATTAAAAATTATTGCCGCATTAATTAAAGATAAAGGATTTCTTCAACAAATATTCGATATTCTATTACCTTCATATTTTGACTCTGAAGCCAATTCTTGGATTGTAGAAGTAATTATGAAATATTATGTAGAATATAAGGCAATACCTACATTAGAAGTTTTTAAAGTAAAAGCAATGGAGCTTACATCAGAACCTTTAAAAATGTCAATCGTTGAATCTTTAAAAGATATTCTAAGATACGTAGAAGCAGAAGATTTAGAGTTTGTAAAAGTAGAATGTGTTAATTTTTGTAAAAATCAATGTATCAAAACTGCTATTATCGAATCTGTTGATTTACTTAAAACAGGTGAATATGATAATATCAAACGTAAAATTGATACTGCTATGAAATCAGGTACCAATCAAGATATTGGAATGGATTACTTAAAAGATATTAAGCAAAGATATGAAGAATCTGCTCGAAAGACTCTTGCAACACCTTGGACTGCTTTTAATGAATTAGTTGATGGTGGTATTGGTAAAGGAGAACTTATTATATTTGTTGCAGGACCAGGAGCGGGTAAATCAACTGCGATGATTAATGTCGGAGCTCATTTATTAAGACAAGGTAAAACGGTAGTACATTATACTATGGAATTATCAGAGCCTTATGTAGCTCAAAGATATGATTCGGTAGTTACAGGAATAGCAACTGCGAACTTAAAATATAACTTAGATGAAGTAGAATGTGAATTAGGAAAATTAACAGGTCAATTAATATTAAAGTATTTTCCTACAAAAACAGCATCAGTAACGACCTTAAAAGCTCATTTAGATAAGATAATAATGCAAGGAATAAAACCAGACATCGTTATTGTAGATTATGCGGATTTATTAAGATCTGCTAAATCAAAAGAAAAGCTTCATGAAGAATTAGAAACTACATACGAAGATTTAAGAGGATTAGCAGGTGAATATCAAATACCATTAGTTACAGCATCTCAAGCAAATAGAAGTTCAGTTGAATCAGATATTATTACATCAGATCAAGTAGCTTCTTCATTTAGTAAGATTATGATTGGTGATGTTATTATTTCATTAGCAAGAAAGACGACAGATAAGATAGCTGGAACGGGAAGAGTACATTTTATTAAAAATAGATTTGGGCCTGATGGATTAACTTTGCCAACTAAACTTAATATGTCTAATGGAAGAATTGATATGTATCAAGAATCTTCTGTCAAGGGAAGAGAAACAAAAACAGATATGGATGAAGATACCGTAACAAGAAAGTCTTTAGCCACAAAATATTCAGAACTTTTAGGAGATTCACTAGGATAAAATATAACGTAAAAGATATTTATAAATACCCAAATAAGGGTGGTTATGATTAATAATAATTTAAAACATACACAATTTAATTAACAACAAAAACAATGGAAACTTCAAACAAGATACTCTCTGATCTTACAGTATACAATAAGTATGCTAAGTATCAACAAGACGTCCAAAGGAGAGAAACGTGGGACGAAATCGTAACAAGAAATATGCAGATGCATATTAAAAAGTATCCACATTTAAAAGAAGAAATCGAACAAACATACAAACTTGTATATGAACGTAAAATACTTCCTTCAATGAGAAGTTTACAATTTGGAGGTAAGTCAATTGAACTTTCCCCGAATAGAATTTATAATTGTGCATATTTACCTATTGATGATTACAGAGCATTTGGAGAAACAATGTTTTTATTATTAGGTGGTACTGGCGTAGGGTATTCTGTTCAAAAGCACCATGTAGAAAAATTGCCTGAGATAAACAAACCAAATCCTTCTAAGCGTAGAAGATTTTTAATTGGAGATTCTATTGAAGGTTGGGCAGATGCTATTAAAGTATTAATGAAAACTTATTTTGAAGGTGGTTCTACATTAGTATTTGATTTTTCAGATATTAGACAAAAGGGCGCTCAGCTTGTAACATCAGGCGGCAAAGCTCCAGGACCTCAGCCATTAAAAGAATGTATCGTTAAAATTCAAGGTATTTTAGATTCTAAGAATACAGGCGATAAATTAACTTCTATTGAAACGCATGATATCGTATGCCATATTGCCCATGCAGTATTAGCAGGCGGTATTAGAAGAGCTGCATTAATTAGTTTATTTAGTGCTGATGACGATGAAATGATTGCAGCAAAATCTGGTCCATGGTGGGAACTTAATCCTCAAAGAGGAAGAGCGAATAACTCAGCTGTATTATTACGTAATAGAGTTACAAAAGAATTCTTTATGTCTCTTTGGGATAAGATTAAAGCATCTGGAGCAGGAGAACCTGGTATTTATTTAAATAATGATAAAGATTGGGGAACTAATCCTTGTTGTGAAATTGCTCTTAGACCATTTCAGTTCTGTAATTTATGTGAAGTAAATGTAAGTAATATCGAATCTCAAGAAGATTTAAATGAAAGAGTTAAAGGCGCTGCATTTGTAGGCACGCTTCAAGCAGGTTATACAGATTTTCATTATCTAAGACCAGTTTGGCAAAGAACAACAGAAAAAGAAGCTTTAATAGGAATAGGTATTACAGGTGTCGGTTCGGGTAAAGCTCAACAATATAACATGGCAGAAGCTGCTAATATAGTTAATGCCGAAAACAAACGAGTAGCAGATTTAATTGGTATTAATTGTGCAGCGAGAACAACAACAATTAAGCCTAGCGGAACTTCTTCATTAGTATTAGGAACTTCAAGCGGTATTCATGCTTGGCACAATGATTACTATATTAGAAGAATGCGTATTGGTAAAAATGAATCATTATATACACATTTATTAATAAATCATCCAGAGCTTATTGAAGACGAATATTTTAGACCTCATGATACTGCAGTTATTTCAGTACCTCAAAAAGCCCCAGAAGGTTCTATTTTAAGAACAGAATCTGCTATTGAGTTATTGGAGCGCGTTAAATGGTTCTATACAAATTGGGTTAAGCCAGGTCACAGAACAGGACAAAATACACATAACATTTCTGCGACAGTTTCTATAAAAGACGATGAATGGGAAACAGTAGGTGAATGGATGTGGGAGAATAAAAATTGTTATAACGGTCTTTCAGTTCTTCCTTATGCAGATCATACATATATTCAAGCTCCGTTTGAAGATATTACCGCAGAAAAATACGAAGAGTTAATGAACTCATTAGTTAATATTGATTTATCTCAAGTAGTAGAATTAATAGACAATACTAATCTTAGCGGGGAAATTGCTTGCGGCGCAGATGGATGTGTTATAGTTTAATATTATAAAATAAATAAAGATGAAAGTAGGAATTAAAAAATTACACCCAGATGCAGTAATACCAAAGTATTCAAAAGCAGGAGATGCTGGATTAGATTTGACTGCAACGGAAATTATTAAAGACTCTGGATTTCAAATAACTTATGGTACTGGAATTTCTGTAGAAATACCTTTAGGATATGTTGGTTTAATTTTTCCAAGAAGCTCTATTCGTAATTATGAATTAAATTTATCAAATTGCGTCGGTGTAATTGATAGTGGATATAGAGGCGAAATACAATTTACATTTAATAAAACCGGTGGAGTACCGTCTAAACGTTATGAAGTTGGAGAACGTATAGGTCAACTTATTATAATGCCATACCCAGAAATTGAATTTGTAGAATTAGATAATTTATCTAGTTCTGAACGAGGCGAAGGTGGGTTTGGAAGTAGCGGGAAATAATATATAGATGATATTTATAATATATAAAGATAAAGTATAGGTTGTTTAATTGAAAACTATACTTTATCTTTATGTATAAATAAAATATAAATATGATAAATAAACTATTAGAACGTATAACTCTTACAAAAGAAGATATTCACGGCATGATTAATGATGCTGTAAAAAGAAGCTCTGTAAACCAATCTATACAAATACCAGAATCTTTACAGAAAAAACTTATTGAGAATGGTAAAGAGGAAGATTTTAATACTTTTAAAGCAAACCTACCAGGGGGCAATTCTACAAAGGCAATAAACGGGTTTTTAAACAAATTAACATCAGAAGAGCAAGATGAATTTGTAAAAATATTATATTCTAAAGATTCTATAGCAGATATATCTTCGAATGATTATTCTTCAGGTGTAGGTTCAAAATTATATGATTTAGAACCAAAAGGGATTGGTAAGGCAGAATTATTACTAGCTACGTTAATAAGAAATTCTAAAGTGTCAGGCGGCGGAGAATCATTTGATTTAACAGTAGGAAATAAAAAATACGAAGTTAAAGATTATAGAAACTATCCTAACTCTAAAGCAATTCGTTTAGGAACTAAAGGTAAAGTTACGAGATTTTTATTTTGGCAGGAAATTAATAAAACATTAAGTGTAATTAATGATTTAGTCGTATCAGATGGGATTAAATTTATTCAAAATGAAGATTTAAAAAAATTAATATTAGATATCTACTCT